AACAAAGCCGCATTATTCCTACGCTATTTCATGCATCCAAGATGCATTTTTGACGACAATCAATCATTTTTAATTGTTCGACTCCCATCGCCTCCACCATGAGAAAAGAACGTCATTTCGTTGAGAAATGACGTTCTTTTCTTTATCGTGGTAACATTTTTGGTAACACACCGCTGAAAAACAGCTTTATAAACGCAAAAACATCCCCGAGGAACCGTCAGGATCCCCGGGGATGGTGCTATGTATGGCCGTTTTGGGCAGCGCGGCCACGGTGGTGATACCGGCGGTGATCACTCAGACAAAGAGACAATCTTCCGCATTACTAGCTCATACTCTTTCGGGTACACCAGCTTTATTGCTTTCATGTGCTCGTCAAGCACCTGCATCAGACCACCAAAAGGAACAGAGCTGGCAGCCGTCACAAAGTCGCTTTGCGGTTCCGCTGCCGTGGAGTACGCCGCCGCATAAGTCGCAGGCGGCAATGACTGGATCTGCGTTTCAGGTGCGTGTGCTTCTTCCAGCTCGTCCCGCACAGTGCAGAGGGCAGCAAGTTTGTTGACGCTCTGCCAGCTGGTTTCCTCGCACTTGAGCTTGCGGATGTGCTCATTGATCTCGTCAATGTCCATGCCTGCCGCCCCCTTTCTTATGCGTTGCGTAAGATGTCTGCCGCCCGCTTGTAGGCGTCACGCTCTGCACCGGTGGCTTCCTGCATCATGTCCTCGATGTCGGAGATCATGCGCTCACGGCCATCCGTGCGGGAGTAGTGCCCGCGCACATAGTGACGGCCACGGTTGGCATAGCTGTTGCCCCGGTTGTAACCGCTTTCGGCATCGCGGCCGAAAGTCCCGCGCATGTCAGCTTCCCACTCGCCCGCACGGCTGTACTCGCCGCCCTCGCAGTAGTCCTCGATGCGGTGGATGTCCAGAATGATATCCACGATCTCGCCGATCATCTCGATATCACCTGGGGAACGGTTCTTTTTGTCGGTCAGCTCCATGAGCTCGTCGCACATCTCATCCTTCAGGTGATTCAGTTTATCCAGCATGACTTTATCTCCTTTCTTATGCTACCCGCTCAACGATCAGATTGCTGTTTGCAATGCTGACTGCCTGCGTACTGGTGTTTTTGACCGCCACGGTCACGCAACAGCCGCGCGGTACCTCGATGAACGCAGCCACGAAAACATTGAAATAATTTTCGACTGCCGCCGGGGTGACAATGGCTGTCGCACTGGTCAGCGACTCACCGCCGACAGCCAGCGCCACGGAAATGGGCCCCACAGTGCCGCCGGTGGGGATGGCGATATTGCCGCCAAAGCTTACCTTGAAGCGGGCCCTGCACTGCCCGCTGGTCATGCCGCGAAGTGTCACAAGGCCGCTGCCTTCACGGTGCACAATGCACGCAGGGGCTTTCACTGCGGTCTCGGTCAGGGGAAGGTTTTCGCCCGCCGCCACACTGACGGTGTTAGAGTTGCTAAATTCAGCCATTTTATCGGCTCCTTTCATAGAAAAAACGCCGGGACTTTTGCCCCGGCGCTCTGGTTTGCAAAATCAGCTCAGGGGCTGAACAGACTACAATTTGCAGTCAGTTGCCGTGATTCATTTATGCGCAGCTGCCGCAGCCGGTCCCACAGCCATAGTAAATGGCGTTGGGGTTGGGCACCTGATAGGCAGGCACGGGAGCTTTCTGCTGCAGAGTCCCGATAATCTGGTTGGTCTGCGCGTTCATCGCGGTGGTCAGGAACGCGCTCTGGCGATCCTGAGAAGCAGCCCGGCGCAGCTCGTTGTTCTCGCTCTGCAGGGTAGCGATCTTATCATTGGTCAGGAAGTCGAGCACCGCGCGGGTGTTGCTGTTCTGATTCTCGATGATGTCCCGGGTATTGTTGTTCATGGTGTTCTGCGTTGCGCAGAAGCCCTGCTGCATCTGGTTCCGGGTGTCGCACTCCTGAGTGGCCAGATTGTAGTTGACTCCCTGGATCGCGGTCTGGGTCTTGCAGCAGCAGTCTGCCAGCTGTGTAGCCAGAGCATTCTGCCCCTGCATCAGCGCAACGTTGGTGCTGTTGAAGCCCTGCTGCATGGCGTTGGTGACGCCGTTCAGGCCCTGCTGCACGCCGTTGAAGCCCTGAAGCATTCCGGTGTTCATGGCATAGAAGCCGTCACACAGGCCGCTTTCCAGCCCGTTCAGCTTGTTCATGACGCTCTGGTTGTCGAAGCCGCGCTGCAGGTCCGCCTGGGTCACTGCGCTGGTCATATAAGGCGAAGCGCCGCCCATGCCGCCGCCCCAGCCAAAGCCGCCCATGCCGCTCCAGCCGAACATGCCGAAGATCAGGAAGAGAACGATCCAGCCCATCCAGTCGCCTCCCCAGCCGTTGAAGCCGTTGCTGTAACCGTTGGCGGGCTGTACCGGCATGGTCAGAACCGTGCTATCAGAAGAAAGAGACATAGTTTTACTCCTTTACGTTAGATTTTGATATTTATTCTAAATGCGGCCGCATTTTAGAATCCAAACATATTTTTCATGCCGTTGAGCATCGGCGCGATCTGCTGCGCCCGCTGCTGAATAGCGTTGAGCTGCTGCTGTGAGAGCTGGCCGGATGTGAGCATCTGGTTTATCATCTCCTGCGGGTTCTTTCCCTGCATCTGGCCCATAAACTGCTGGAACTGCCCGCCAATGGGGTTCTGGGTCTGTCGGCCCATCGAATTAAACAAACTGCTGCCCATCGTTTAGCCCTCCTTTTCCGGCTCTGGTGCTTCTTGCTTCTCCAACGCCGCCAGCTTTGCCGCCAGCGCTTCGAACTCCTTGCGGGTGACATACTCCCCGCCTGCGGCTTGCGTGGCAGCAATCGACGCTTTGGGGCCGCTGGTGCGTTCCTTGTAGTCGTAGATGCGGAGTGGGAACGGCCTGCCGTCCTGCCCAACTTCTTTGATGTAGAAGGTATCGGAATCAGCATCCAGTAAAAGCACCCGGCTTCCGTTGGCGACCAGATAGCCCCGGGCCGCCGCTTCGCCTTGTACCCAGATAAAGCCACTGTCAGTCGGTGTGGCCTGTCCCTGCATTGTCGGCATCATGACGGGCTGGGGCTGGTACTGCGCTGCCCTGAGCTGCTCAAGCTGCCCCTGCGGCTGTTGCGGGTAATACACTTGCGGGTATCCGTTATAAATCGGCATCGTTTACTCCTCCTTATACCAGTAGTAGATCGGGCATTCTGCGCCGCTGTCCCAGCTGTCCCACCACGCACCGTCGATCACGGTCAGGACGTGGCCGGAGCAGCCCAACACATACACGCCGCGCGGGTACTCCCGGGCAAAATCTGCCACGGTGTAACAGGTTGTGCAGTCTGCTTCCACCATGCGGCGCTTGTAACCCTGTTTTTGGAGGTACGCGCCCCATGTGCGGTTGGCGCTGGGCATATCGCCGAGGGCGTAGCCGGTGAGCGCCAGCGCAATATACGCTTGCTCCCAGCTCTGACCGGTGGCCGCTGCTACCGCCCGCACTGCGCAGTCCCCGACGCTGCTCCCGCGCGGGTTTGGGTTAAACCTGTGCCACATGGTGCCCCCTCCCTTTGCGCCCAGTGTACTTTTTTAAACCGCCGGGAGAGACAATGAAGGTACAACGAAGGACAAAAAAAGAAAAGCGCCCACACGGCAGCGGGGCTGCGCAGGCGCAAAAAAGTGTTCAATGAGCATAAAATTTTGCAAAAAGCCTTGACAAATACACTCAATGAGCGTATACTATAGACAGTGAAAGACACCACACACAATCAACTTGAGGTAACTAAAATGAAACTTTCTAAGAGCATGATCGAGAAGATTTGGAATGCCCGCGATGTGATCTGCGGCATGGACGGTTGGGTTACTGGTAAGCAGTATGCATACAAGGCTACCAAGTGGGACGAATCCAGCAAAAAGATGCTGGTGGCAAAATATCAGTACGGTGAGCTGGTTGATACCGCTTGGGTTAACGTATAAAATAAAAAATCCCCGAGTGATGTGCGAACACCACCCGGGGAATTTATCAATCAAAAAAGGAGAATTGCAATGTATAATGCAGTTGAACTTTTCGTCATAGCATCTGACCCAAAGGCCGTTAAAGAAATCTTTTTGAATAACGTCACCCTCAGCGTGGAGGACGATGCCTCTGGGTGCGTTGATCTGGACGCCCAAAAGACTAAGCTTGAAAAAATTTGGGAGATCGCCCACATGTCTTTTAAAGAGATGGTGGAAGAGACAGGCCTCACGCAGACGGCCTTTGCCAAGATGGCCGGGGTTCCTTATCGTACACTGCAAGGCTGGTGCGGTGAGACAAGAGAGTGCCCTGTATACATCCGCTTTTTGCTGGCGGAGCACTACAAGCTGCTGTAAAGCAAAAAAATCCCCTGCTTTGCCGAAGCCCTGCGTTCCACGCGGGGTACTTTGTAGACAAAGCGGGGGATTTTTTGTAAAATCAAGAGCGGAACCGCCCACAGGCAATGCCGCTCTCTACAAAGGCCGCAGCCTTTCAAGTCTAAAGGCGTCTCCCGCATGGTACGCACTGTAAGTAGGCGGGCAGGAGACTGGTCGGTGCCTATCTGGCAACCGCTTTTTTCATTCCCAGATAAAGCACTGGGCTAGCTGGCAAATATCCACCCTAATGCGCTTCTTCGAGAGGCCGGGTGGATTTGTTGAGATTATTATACCACAATCCGTGCAAAAAGAAAAGCGGCAGACCCGAAAGCCTGCCGCTTTTGAATTGCCTGAGCAGGAGCTCAAAGCTAATCCTATAACCATAATTAGTATATCACACATTCAGCATTTTTTCAATGCCTTTCAGCCGGTAACCTATTGCCGTCCGGCTGTAATGCGTCTGTGCTGCAATGTCCGGCAGCGGGAGCCGCTCAACGTACCGCAGTAAGGCTATCTTACGGTCAACCCTCCCAAGCGGTGCGCTTTTGATGGCGGCGGTCATCTGCTGTCGGTCAAGTCCTTGCAGGCACAGTGGCAGCACTACGCGAGCTGCCGCCAAAGCCTGCACCGAGCCAGAAAGGCTGCGGCAGCTGTCCCGCGTTGCGCACCATATTGCCAATGACGGCAAAATGGTATGTTTTCGTGAGGTCACGAAAACGTGCGCAAACCATTTTCGTGACGTGCCGAAATTGCTCTTGTGCGGCGTATATTTTGTTGGTGTCAACAAAATGCTCGTATGTAGTGCTTGCCATGATATCACTCCTTATTGTGAACAATGAGATAACGAATTGCGGAAATTTTGACGATAAAGCTATCGTCCGGGTTGTTTTGTTGCACACCGCTGAACGCAACGTATTCGCCATTTAGCCACAAAATATTTCCTTCCAACCGCTTGAGCCATTTTCCGCTGCCATCGAAATCAGCGGCATGGTCATCCAAGTCGATTTCGAGGTAAAAACCATCGTTCTGTTTTGCAAAGTATTTTTGCAGAATAGAAGTGATTTCTTTCGTACTCATGTTTTCGGAATCAGCAATGACTTTGATGTAGTGATAATGAAACATTTTTGTCTCCTTACTGCGTGATTTCCTCAGCGTTCGCCTTGTCCTCAGCGTCCAGTGCATCGTAGTACGCCTGTGCAAGGGCTTCCACCTCTGCGATGTCGTCCTCCGTCAGCAGACCGCTGTCCAGATGGGTGTACGCCTTGTCCAGCCAGTATGCCACGTCACGTCCGGCGGCGATCTCTCGCTTGATGGAGCGCAGGGTCAGGTCGTGGCGAGCTTTGGATTTAATTGCCATATGATTTCCTCCTTTAGTTTGCGGTCATGGACGCTACTGCGTCCTCCAACTTTTTAATTGCGATGTTCACGTCCCTCTGATACACCAGCTTGACCCCTGCACCGTCACCCGCTTGCACCACCGTGTCAGGGCCGTACGCTGTGAGGGCTTTGTAGGCGGCGATTTCGTCAGGGGTGAGCGGGGTTTCGATGGGGGTGGCGAGAGCGTAGTAGATTTTTCCCAGTTGCTTTTTGCAGGACTCGTTGAGCTGGTCGGCAAGGTTGGCTGCAATGAGATATAAGAACTGGCCGTTAAAAGTATTGTAAAACCATGGCAAGTTCGTAAACGTGGCGATTGCGAAAGTCCGTTGACCTTCATCATATAAGGCAATAGGCAAACCGCGCGTGGAAATGTTCGCATAATTACCAGCTTGAACAAACTTAACGTTTTCACCGTCAACATCGACCTTGTAAACCCTCTGAACCCTTACACCCCGCGTCAAGTCCACCTCGTCGCACACCCACTGCTGGCCTGTGCTGTCAGTATAGTTGCCGCCGGAGGTGACAGGTATACCGGGCAAGCCGTTGGGAGTGGGCAGGGTGAGAGTTTGCGTTTTACCGCTTCTATCGCTCAAGGTCACTACAATCGTCCCGCCGTCACCAGCGCTGACCTGCGGTATCGTGTCAGCGCCAACAGCGGCACGGAGGACGGCACAGAGCCGGAACCGGGCACCCCTGCATGGCAGCAGCTGGTGGATGCCGTGCACACCGATGCCACTGCCGCAGAGCAGGCCAAGACCGATGCACAGACCGCCGCGCAGCAAGCTGCCACCAGTGCGGGCAATGCAGACCAGAGCGCTCAGGAAGCCGCTGACAGCCTACAGGAGCTGAAGGACGGCATTGCAAGCGGTGACTTCAAAGGCGAGAAAGGTGATAAGGGCGACACTGGCCCCATCGGCCCGGTCGGCCCGCAGGGCGAGCAGGGCCCTCAAGGCCCCACAGGCGCTACGGGTGCCACTGGCCCACAGGGTGAGACCGGTCCTCGTGGTGAACAGGGCCCACAGGGCATTCAAGGCGAGCGTGGCCCGCAGGGTGCACAGGGGCCGCAGGGCGAAAAGGGTGATACCGGCCCGCAAGGCCCTAAAGGAGAGACCGGCCCTGCCGTAGCACTGGACACCACCCTCACTCACGAGGGCGAAGCCGCTGACGCAAAAGCCACAGGTGACGCGATCAGCGCAGTAAAGGCGTGGCAGAACGTCCTCATAGGCAGTGAAACAGGCAACCCGCTCAGCGTTGACGACGCTTTCGCTGCGCCCCTGTGCGGCCTGACCGTGTACGGTAAGAGCACGCAGGACGGCACACCTACGCCGGATGCACCTGTTCCCATCGTCAGCGCTGGTGACGGTTTTGGTGCCGTCGCTGCCATCAAAGGTGACGCAACCGCTTCCGGGCTGTGCGGTCACGCTGGCGGGAACGTCCACATAGCCGTCCACCACCAGCGAAGATGCCGGGTCTTTGCCGTCCGGGACGTGCCAGAAGCAGCGGATAGCCAGCCCCTCCCACTCGCCAGTGGCACTGACGGCAAGGCGGTACACACCCCGGTTCTTGGTGTAGCCAAAGCGCACCAGCTGCTCATAGCCCGGCACTTTGACGACGCCATTGGATGCGAGAGATACGCTTTGCTCGATCATAAATTACTCCTTATCCGCCTGCTTTTCGATGCACTCACCAGCTTTGCCACGAAGACAGTATTCGCAATACTCCTTGTTGTCGCCTTTCAGGTTGCACATCTTTTCATGCTTGCGGGCTTGATTCATAGCGTTTGCAGAAGCGGCGATAATGCCGCACATAGGTACAGGCATATAGTACTCCTTTACTGGTTGATGGTAGGCTTCTTTTCTGCCAGTGCCTTTTTCATCATGCTAACGGCCTTTTCGATCACGCTGTCCAGCACTTCATCGGTGATGAAAGGCTTCAGCCAGTCCGGCAGTGCGCCGCGCAGCGCGGCAAAGACCTGTGACTTTTTCTTTGCACCCTGACCGCTGCCCATGATGCTGTCCTCGGCGATAGTGACGAGCTCCAGCGCCCACTGCTTGACGTACTGCTTGTAGCCAAGCCGGATGGCACCAACGGCCAGCGCGGCAAAGCCGATGAACATCAGCACCAGTGCGATGGGGGCAGGGATAAAGTTAAACATTGCTTCCATGATTTGTTACTCCTTTCAGTCGCAGAGGGGCAGGGCTTTGGCCCGGTTATACAGCTCCGTGCCGGTTCCGTTGCCGCCCAGTGCATGATAGCTTTTGTAAAGATATTCGATGTTTTTCAGGCCGCTAGCGTCAATGCTGCCCTGCTTGATGTAAAAGGTACAGGACTGGTACAGGCGGTCGTGCATGATGGCCAGAAGGCCGTCTTTGATGGTCTTGTACTCGGTCACCTTTTTGACAAGGTAACCCCAGCCAAGGCTCAGCAGCCCGATGGCCCATTCCGTCCAGTGCGCAGAGATATACGAGAGAATCTGCTGCATGGGCTTACACCTCCCGGAGACGGGTCAGACCCTTCTTGCGGATGATTTTCGGGTAGTTGATAGTGGTCACATTGAGGTCAACGTTGCCACTGATGCCAGGCACGCTGCCCTTGCTGGTGTGCTGGTGGGCATTGTACTTGAAATCCACCTTCGGGGTCTTGCCGGTGTAGTCAGCAAGCCAGACGTCCCACCGAGAGGACAGCCGAGCCATGTCCAGCTCGTACTTGTAACCGGTGTAGGTGTAGAGCTGGGCGTAGAACCCCATCTTTTCCACCTGTTCCAGCGCGTAAGCGGTGAGGTTGGTGAGGTCAAGCGTAGACAGCTGCTTGAGCTTGTTTTCCTCCACGTCCACCGCCACCGGAAGGGTCAGCTCCTTGCCGTAGACCGCCTGCCGCACAAGGGCAAGCTCTGCATCTGCCATTGCTTCGCTGGTGGCGTAGGTGTAGTAGTAGACGCCCACGTCCAGCCCCGCCGCTTTGGCGCTGCGGTAATTGTCCTCAAAGGTGGGGTCGATGTACAGGCCGTCTGCCCGCTTGGAGAGCTTGCGGTTGGTGCTCACCGTCTTGAGCATCGCTCCCTTGTAGCCTGCCGCTGCCACCTGCGCCCAGTCGATCGCACCCTGATAGCGGCTCACGTCGATGTACCGGTATGGCGGGTCGCCCTCCCAGCCGGTGACGGTCTCCTCAACGGGAGTCTCTCTGGGCGTTTCCGGCGCAGGACTTTCGCTGTTTCTGCCAAAGAGCGCCTTCACCAGCCAAGCCAGAAATTCCAAAAGTTTTTCCATCGCTTACTTCTCCTGCACGATCTCCTCAAAGCCGCTCTTGATAAGAATCGCCTTGACCTTCTCCTTCAGCAGGCGGGGGCAGCGCTCATACAGCGCCTTTGCATCCTCCATAGTCTCAGCAGACATGATTTCCTGCGCCCATAACATAGCCATCATACGTACCATCCTTTCGATTCTTTGTGTGATTTTATGCATAAACAATCTCGCTCATTTCAAGCAAGCATTGCTTCAGCATCTCGCTTTCTTTTTTCAGTGTCTTGTTTTCTTCCTGCAGTGCCGCCACCGTCTCCGGCAGCTTTTCCCACTGCTGCTGCTTTTTGCGTGCTTCTTCCTGCGCGGCCAGCTCTTCTGCGGTGTAGCGGATGTACTTCTGGATAGGCACTTTCTCCACCCATTCCTCCTGCGCCTGAACGCCGGGACGGTCAACGATCTTCTGCACGTCCTTGCCACCGTTTGGATACTCGGTCACGGTCTCCCAGTGCCACTGCTCTTCCACGCCCTCCACAGCGGGGTGGATGATCTCTTCGGTGCTGTCGGTCAGGTAACCAAGTGTCAGGTCCGGGTTTTCTACGACCGCGCCGGTCTCGTCAAGAATTTTCATAAGTCAAAACCTCCTTTCTCAGGCCACGCGCCGCCAGATGTGCACATAGTAGGCGGCGGGCTGCACGGTACTGCTGCGTCCGTAGACGGCATTGGACTTGGATGCATCAAATCCCACCGTAGCAGAAGGAGTTTTCGAGTCTCCGTTAAAATTACCCACAGGTGGATTGCGTTTTTCTAAATCAGTTAAATAGAACGGGCCATTTTCTGTGATTGTGTTGTTGTTGGGTCGCAACCAAGAGTCACCTGTGATGTTGGGCAGACCAGCTTCCACCGTAGTGCCTGCTGCGTGGGTGCTGGACGCACCCATCAGCACCCGCTCGGACGCGATCTCCTCCCAGCTGCCGCCGAACAGTGCGGCGGGGCTGGTGGGGTCTTCCGAAACCCAAAATTTGATTTTGGCATGGTCTTCTGCCAAAGCGTTCGCAATCAAGGTCTTTACAGCGTCTGCGCTTATCACGCCTTTCAGCGCGTCACCAACAGCCTTTGCGTCAGCCGGAGCGCCCTCGACGCTCAGCGTCTTGTCGGTGCTCACGATGGCCGCAGCCCTGTCCGCTTCAGCTTTGGCAGAAGCAGCAGAGCTTCCCGCGCTCTTTGCGTCTGTGGATGCTGACTGTGCGTTTTGGGCTGCGCTGGTGGCGGCAGTCTGGGCCATGCTTTCGCTCTCTGCAGCTGCTGCGGCCTTTTCCGTCGCGGTGCTGGCTGCTCCGGTGGCGGTCTGAGCGGCCTGCAGGGCGGCCTGCTGCTGGCCTGTCACTTCCTCGGCGTACTGCTTGACGTACTCCATGCCCTGTGCGATGTCCTCGCGGACTTCCACACCGCGCTCTGCGGTGCGAATCCCCGCGATCGCTTCGTCAAAGGTCTTCTTGTCCATAGATCTCTCCTTTCTCAGCCCTTGAGCGCCCGGCTCAGGTCGTAAGCATCAGACGCCTTGCGGGCAGTCAGAGACTGCAGATCGCTGAGACTGGAAAACTCGGTGCCAAAGGTAAACTCCTTTTTATCCGGTGCATCCAGAGGCTCCACCAGCTTGGAGCACAGTAGCCACGTATCCACGCCGTGGGCCGCCGAAAAGATATGCGTCTGCTTGCCGATGGCGAGGCGGTCGATATCGATGCCCGCGTCTTTCAGATCCACAGCCTTCACGGCCATGCCGTTCAGGTACCGCAGATTTTTTGCCAGCTCTTTCTCTGCGGCGTTCAGCAAAGACTGAGCATTGTTGTAGTTGCCCTCGACCTGAATCACCTTGGTGATGATGCCGTAAATCTTTTGCGCCTTGACGTCATTGGCCGTTTGGGAGATGATACTCTGGATATCCACAAAAGGCCACGTTTTCTCGGTTGCTGTGCCAAAGGCAATGACGCGTGTGCAAATGTCCTCAGCTTTGGTGTAGCTGCTCAAATCCAACATGTTGACGCCAAAGGCAATGGTCTGGGGGTTCTTGTCCGTGATCTTTTGCAGATAGTCCAGATAACGGTGCGGGTGGCCGTCTGCACCGGTGCCGTGGCGGATCACAAAATAGCCGCCGTACTTGTCTGTAAGCTCACTTTGCAGGATGTCCAGCGTTTTGCCGAAATTTTTGCCATCTCCAAAGTTGTAAGTGGGTTCTTTGGTGTCAAAAGCAAAGCGGCTGTCAGCCTTACCGTTGATTGCAAGACTGTACGAGCCGCCTTTTTCGGTGATCTTGTAGGTGTCGGATTCAGTGCCTTTTGTGATGTCGTAGATGGAGTATGTGCCAAAGTCCTTGCTGCAGGTCGGGCAGGAGACATACGCATTTGCAACGCTGACGTTTGCATTCCACGTCTTGCCGTTTGCGTAGGCCACGGGGTACCGGACGCGGAAATTGTTTTCACCAATGCGGGAGATCACGCGGTTATTAAGGACCCTTTCCTCGTTGAGCGGCCACGACAGGCAAGATGGGCTGTACTGATACTCCTTTTCCTCATAAAAAATCGAGACTGTAGAATCGACCGGGTCTTTGATCGCCCAGTGGTTTATGCGGTCGCCATCGTCAGAGTCATAGTGATAGCCGGACTGCTCCACCTTGAGACCATCGATGTAGGGCACGATCATGGGCGTGTCCATCTGCACTTTGCCGGGAGTGAACGCCTTGAAAGAATCCACCTGCGCATTATGGTTAGCGCAGACCCAATCCAGAAACTGCGAAATGCTCACGTTTCTGGCGCTGTAAGGCGCGGCCCCGCTGTCGTTGAGGTAGGCCATTTCGCCCTCGCAGTAGACTTTCTGGCGCACCTGAAAATCCTGCTCGTGGTTCATGACGCGGCCCTGCCAGATCTGCCTCCAGATCTCTTTGCCGTCCTTTTGCTTGTCACCCTGCTGCACCTCCACCACCGTCATGAGCTTTTGCAGCGCGGAGTGTGCGACGTTGCCCAGCGGCAGTGTGAATTCCAAAGAGCCAGCCTTGCCCACCTCGCGGGTCAGTGCGGGGCTGGTGAGCTTTTTGGTGCCGGTGATGTCCCCGGGGTCGTGGATGCAGGCTTTGGTCACCCACGTGTCAACGCCGGACTGTATGCCGGCATAGATCTTGTAACTCATAGGCTTGCCCCCAGATACTTGATGCTGATGCTGCAGTCCGCAGACGCAGAGAAAACGAGGGTGCCCACCACGCCATCCGGCATGGTAAGGCCCTCGATATACTGCCAGTCGGTGGACTTGGCCAGAATGCCTACCTCAAAGCCATTGAGAGACACCGCGATGTCTGCGGCGGTCTCGCTGCGCTTGAAGTAGATGCCGGCCGCACGCGGTGCACCGGTGATGGACACCTCTTTGTCCTCGCCCGCCTTGAGCGGGATATCCGTGTAGTTGCGCACGATGTCCGTTTCAAAGTTGAAGTCATCCCACAGCCAATCGTTCGAGCCATCGTAGACGCTGCGCTTGAAGGGGTTGCAGGTGCCGGTGATGGTAAAGGTGCTGGAAAGCCGGTCACGGGACGGCGAGACCTTCCACAGCCCTTCCCAGTACCACGTGGGATCCTCGTCGAACTTACACCGCAGCCACTTGCCGTGGATGGCGTTGGCGATGGTGCTTTCGATGCTGGGCCACTTGCTCTTTGGGGCATTGCAGAGCAGCTCCATGGTGATGGTGCGCTTTTTATAGTGCACCTTGCCATCGTCCCATGTGGTGAGGTTGAGCAGGGTATCCGATCCGGTGACCTGTACAAGGTACTCATCCACTTCGGCAGCGCCGATCTTGGGACTGCCCACCTTGAGATACAGCCCCCAGTCGTTCAGGGTGTGGTAGTCCCCGATTTTTGCGCCCAGAAGCTTTGCCATTACACACCCCTCGCTTTCCGTGTCACCGTCACGCCGATGCGTGCATCCACATTTGTAGCCATGCGGGGCGACAGCACGCCCACCAGCTCACCGGAGTCCATGACCACCTGACCCTTGCCGATGTCGGGCAGATGTTCGTCCAGCATCCCCTCGATGCGTTCCAGAATGCTGGTCTGCCGGTCAACGATGGACTGCTGGCCGGTAACGCGGTACTGCAGGGCCGCGCGGGTGGAGAAGGTTCCCAGACTGTCATACACGCCGGTTTTGTCAAAGGGGCTCTGGTAGTGGCTGACGGGCTGCTGGTCGTTCTTCTTGTTCATCCACATGGCAAGGCCGATGCCGCCAGCGACTGCACCCACGCCCAGGATCAGGGCAAGGACGGGGTTTGCTGCCACAAAGGACACGATGTTGCCCAGTGCAGAGGTGATGCCGCCTGCCATGCCGGAAAAGTCCTGCACAATGCTGCCCAGAGCGCCGCCCACGCCGCCGGAGCCTGCAAGGCCGTTGACGATCTCACCAAAAGCCTTGACCGAATTGGTCACGCCGTCGATATCGGATTTTACCCCGCCGTCAGAAAAAAGCTTCTGGAAGATATCAAATGCCTTTCCGATGCCACCGCTGAAGTAGCCCTCATTGACCGCGGTCAGTGCGTCCGTAAGCCACTTAGAGATCACGTCGCGCTGCTCCTGCGACACCTCGCCCCAGATCAGATTGACAAAATCCAGCCCAAGACTTGCCCAGTCGCCGTTTTTGGCGTCTTTGAAGGTGTTCTTTACCAGCCCGAAAATGCCCTTATCCAGCTGGCCGGAAGCCTCGCTCAGCTGCTGGTCAATGCGGCTCTGGGTACCTTTTACGCTCTTGTCGATAAGGGTAGAGGTCTCCGTCACCTTGTCTTGAACGCCGTCGATGTAGGTGACGATCTTCTCGTAGGTCTCCGCGCCGTTCTCGCCGATGCGCTGGCCGGTCTCTGTGACGTTCTTCTTGATATGCTCGCTGCCGTCCGCGTACTTTTCCACCGCCTGCTGCACCTTTGTGGTGATGCCGTCAAAGGTGGTCTCGGAAACGTTGGTAAAGGTGCCCAGCAGCGTTTTTGACATGTCGTCATAGGTCTTTGTGACCTTTGTGACCGTGCCGTTGACTTTGGTCTCAACCTGCTTAAAGGTCGTGGCGACACCGTTCACCATCTCCTTGCCGGTGGTGGTGGTGGTCTCGGTGATGCGGTCTTTGATGCTGCCCGCGCTGTCCTTGACCTTTTCGGTAAGGGTCTGGATGCTGGTAGTCACAGCGCCCAGCGCGTTCTGCGCGGTAGTGGTAGCCGTGCTGGAGATGGACGAAATGACCGTTTCGGTGGTGGACTTGGAGCCGGAGGAGCCGGATCTTTTGCCGCTGGAAGAGCCGCCACCGCCTGTGGTGACGATGGAGCTGCTGTTGGTTTCTTTTATTCCGTACTGCTTTTTCAGACGCTCGCCGTATTCTTTCCAGTAGTCTGTGTCTTTTTTGCCGGCCTTTTTGTTTTGGTAGTCGTTGTTAAAAGCTTTCTGGTAGACAGCGTCCCAGTCGCCGTGGAAAATGCCTATTTCTCCGCTTTTCAGCGCGTCAAAGACGGCTTTCAGGCCAACAGCAGAGGATTTGGCCTTGTCAATGACGGTGGTAAGACCTGTTATTTTCCCGATAAGGCCACTCCATCCGTCAAGCTTATAAGCTTCCTGTGCTGCGACGACCATGTCGTTCAGCTTGCCAATCGCAACGCCGATTCCGCTGCTCAAGTCACCTGTCATAAGACCGGCCAACTGCTTCACATTGTCCTTCAGGGTAGACACGCGGCCATTCATGGTCTGGCTCTGGGTTTCCATTGCGTTATAATAACGCCCTCCCTCTTCGGATGCGGCCTGCAAAGCCTGCGTCAGCAGATCATAACTGATGGTCATGTTCTGCACTTCGGTGGTGGACTTGCCTGTGTAGTCGGCCAGAATGCCGTACACGTCGATGCCGGCATAAGCAAACTGCTTGATATCGGCCGTTGTAGCCTTGCCGGTGTTGGCGATCTGCTGCAGGTTCTGGGACATGCGGTTCAGCTCGTCGTTTCCGCCACCTGTCGCAGAGACTGCGTCGCCCAGTGCCATGATGGTACTGCGGGCATAGGAAGCGTTCTCGCCTGCAGAGATCAGGTACTGGTTGGCCTGTGTCAGGCTCGCCACGTCAAAGGGGGTTTTTGCCGCGTCTTCCTGGATCTGGCTCATGACCTGCTGGGCGGCTTCCGCGCTGCCCAACATATTGGTAAAGCCGGTAGTGTATTTCTCGATCTGGGCGTTGTACTCGATGCCGGAAGAGATGAACCCCTCTGCGGCGCTGAGTGCAGCGGAGCCGAGTTTCGAGAAAACATTTGCCATGACCGTGCCCTGCGCAATGGCACCGGCCAGAGACTTGCTGGACCCCGATGCGGCATCCCCAAAGCTGTTCATGTACCCTTCCGCAGTTTTTAGCCCCTGTGCCGTGGTATTGAGTTGGGCCTGAGCTTCCTTCAGCTTCTGAGCAAATTCCTTAGTTTTTTCGGAGGTTTCCCCGGTCTCTTTCCGTGATTTCTGATAGGCTGCCGTAAGGTGAATGACATCACTGTACAGCCGGTTATAATCTTTCATCATGGTGGAGACAGCGGTCTTAGTCTGAGACTTCGCCTCTTCCACGCCCTGCCGGTAGGCGCTGTCGTCCAGCCCGAGGGTGGCGCTCAATTCAAAAAGTTTCAGGTTCCATCACCCCCGTTCAAGCCATTTTTAATGCGTGCTATCACTTCATCAGCGGACGGCTGCGGCGGCTGTGGGCGGTTTTCCACAAGCCCGGCCACCATGTCGTACCACCGCTCTTCCGCGCCTATAAGGTGTGCCAGAGCGTCCGTCATGTACGTCTGATAGCTGAGTGCAAGCTGCTCCTGCCGCAAAGTGTTCAGGCAGTGCTGCAAAATGTACGGCCTGCCAAACAGCCGCAGTGCGTCCGGGCTGATGGAAGAAATCAGGCGTCTGTACCCGCCAGCACCAACGGCAGACACCAGAGCAAAAAATCCATCACATCATCGTTGTTCAGCAGCTCTTTCACCGCGCGCATCTTCTTGAACGGGCCGATATTTTCAACCACCCCGTTTTCATCCACGTCCGGCTCATAGAGCAGCGGAAGCAGCTTTGCGGTGGCAGCGGCATTGTCGAACAGCAAGCTTTTTGCCATAGCCTGAATGTTCTTTTTTGCCTGCTCCTTCTTCTTCTGTTCCAGCTCCTCCGGAGTTTCATCGCCGGTCAGGACCGGCAGAACCTTGAGCAGCTCCATGATCTTGGATTTTTCCAAGACCTCTTCCGCCACATCGGCGATCTGCCAGCAGTGGCGCAGGAACTCTTCATCGGGCAGCTCTGTCAAAAATTTCATGTGGTGTCCTCCTTATGCTGCGGCCTTGGGGCTGTAGTACCACTCCATAGGCACGGTATCACTGCCCAGACGGGGGCAGCCGGTCAGGGTGACTGCAATGTTGCCCTTTCCCTTGTCGGTCGTCTTCAGGGTCAAACCGCCGGTGGACAGTGCATTCATCAGCCTGACGGCCACAAAGCCGTCGTCGATGGTGTCGCCAACAAACCAGATGTCCTTAAAGTCACCGGTACTTGCTGTCGGGTTCAGCGTCATGCGAGGGGTAACCTTCTTGTCACTCACATCCGCAGCGCCCAGTGCCAGCTTGATAACGTCCGTTGTGACGTTCAGGGCCGTAAAGGCCAGCGTGCAGTCGTAGTCCTCGATCTGCATCAGCTCTGCGGTGTTCTTCTGGGCGTTGTCCACGTCCGCGCCCAGATCGGTGAAGTTTGGCTTGCAGGTCGCGGTGATGCCGCCGGAGGTGGCGCAAATGATGTCTGCGTCCTGGATCTCGGTCGTGCCGGACGGGTCAAACTTGTTCAGCACGACACCGGCGTTGATCTGCATGGACTCGAATGCTTTCTGTGAAATTTTGGAAAATTTTCTTGCCATATTGCTCCTTTACTCACGGTATAAGCCGTGTAAGTTCAAAAATAAGGTATTCGCACAGATACCCTTCAGGCGTGTTGTTGAGTGGTTGTGCCCACGGGGTGCCTTTTTGCAAAAGAATAGCGCCGCCCTCACAGGAAAGCGTTGTGCTGTCCTCGAGGGCTGCGCTGATCGTATCCTCAGTTTGCAGAATGGGGGCTCTGCCGCCCTTGCTGGGGTACCACAGCCGGGCGTGGAAGGATGACGTTTCGTTCCACCCGCCGGGAATGGTGGGCTTGTAGGTCAGATAGGGCAGTGAAGCGGCAGGAGGAATGTTATCTTCCAGATAACCCGGGATGCCAAAGCCGTTGAAAAAAGCGTTCAGCGCCCGGTTGATGCTCTCAGACGGTCCCATCAAGGCAGCACCGCCTTTTTGCACTTGACGGCCCGCAGCCCCATGCCGGATTCCGGCGGGGCTTTGCTTTCGTCCGCTGTGCTTGTGATCTGAAAGGTCTGCCCGTCGCTTACCCGCTTGATATAGTCCGGGAAAGCCAGCGGCACACCCGTGTTAACCAGCAGCGTATAGGTGGAAGCGGTGTCAGCCTGCTCCGCCACCTGAGCTTCCACGGTGGTGTCGTGTCGCTCCACGGCCTCAAACTCGGGCCCGTCCTTCCAGCCGGAAACAAAGCCGCCCACGCCGTCCGGCTCATAGCTGCGGGTCTGAAAACGGTATTTTTTGGTAAAGCCCTGCATCACGGTGGATGCAGCGAACGGATTGACCATGTCACATCTTCCTCCACTGATTGATCTCGGATTTATAGCGGGTCTTGCCGTCTGCAGGCAGGCCGTCCGTGCCTGTAGCCATCGTGCCGGACCACCCGGCAAAGGACTGGGACACATACACGCCGCCGGACGGGAGCGCCTTGTCGTATGCGTCGATTTTTTCAGCCAGCGCCACAAAATCAGGCGGCACGCGCATGGGCTGCACCGTCCCGGTGAAGGTCTCGGCGGTCAAATCGCCGTCCCCGGCCTTGTGCACGCCATTGTTAAAGATGGATCCGCACACGAGAAAATACTGCCCCGGCACTACCCCGGCGGGCACGGTGTCCGGCTCAAAGGCAAACTCCCCGGCAATAGGATCATCTGCCCGGTCAAAAAAATTGTGCGTGTAGACGCACAGCTCTGGGACGGTCATAAAGAGTCACCTCCGAATTTTTAGCCCAGAGAAAGCATCTGGCCGATGCGGATGTTCTCCAGCTTCATGCGGCGTTCCCAGTTGGCCTTTGCACTCAGCTCGGTGTCGTTGGGGGACGCTTCGGCAACGTTGTCCACCTTGAAGCTCATGCCGTTGGGATGAATGACTCGGCCCTCTTTGGTGTACAGCTTCTGGACGCCAGCCTTGTCCTCGGGGTCGTAATCGGTGTAATAGGGGTTTTCGTAGTTGGTTTTACGGCAACCAACGAAAGAACCCTCGCCGATGATGTATGTCTTGTAAGCATCTACCTGACCGCTGTTCCCCGTTACCTTGGTCGTGGTGTAAGCATCGTTTCGGATCACGACCATGCCGCCAATACGGGCCAGCGTTGCAGGCTGAGAGAGTGCGCCGGGTGTGGTGTACTTTTCAAATTCCACCAGATTTGCAGCCAGGTACTTTGCAAAAACGATGGAGTTCATCACCATCAAGCCGTTGGACATCTGCTTGTCTCCAAAAGCAGCCTGCTGGGCGTAGATCAGAGACTCCGGGGCAACCTTGCCATCGCCGATGGCAGTAATGTCATAGATGTGCTTCTTCAGGTCCGTAGTAGACAGAACAGCGTCCGTAATCTTCATGGTAACGTTCTGCCATACCTGCCGGTAGTAGTGTGCAACCTGATTTGCAATGTGCTGCATCGGGTCGGCTCCCGTCAGCTCTTTTGTGAAATCCTGAGATTTCCATGCCTTCATGCGCTGAATCAGCATAGTGGTCTGCTTGTTGCCAGAAATCTCGGTCGGGGTGTTGTCGGTCTTGCCGTCGTTGTTCAGGGGCTTATCCGCCGTGGCATCCAGCTCGGTATAGAACGGGATGGTTGCAACGTTGCCTTTTTCGCCGATCAGGCCCATGATGGAGGGGTCGTCCTTGATGATGCCGGAAGCCTCGATGCTGGTGTCGATGGTGTTCTGCTCGGCCATGTAGTCTCCGAACACCTCAACGTCAAAGTCGAAGCCGCCAAAAGTGCCAGTCTGTGCCATATAATAGCCTCACTTTCTTACTTTGCCCGGAGCTGCTGGTACAGCTCGGGGTTGCTGTTCTTGAGCTTGATGCGGTCATCAAGGCTCATCTTTTTGAAATCCTCGGGAGAAGTCCCGGCGTAACTGGTGGGCGGGGTGTCCACCTTTGCGCCGGTGGTTTTGGTGGTGGCAATTTTGCCGCCCCATGTGGTTTTGATGCTGGAAAGCTGCTTTTCGGCGTCTTTCACCTTGCCGTCGGCGTCCAGTTCCAGACCGGCGGCAAATTCGTCGCCCTTCTTGGAGTCGTCGGCAATGTCGTCGATGTACTTTTCCAGCACGCCCGCCTGCTTGAGCAGCTGCTTAAATGCAGCGGTCTTGGCCGCCTTGCTGGCTGCTGCCGTCTGCTGGGCCTTGTAGTCGGTCAGCGCCTTTTCAGCGGCCTGCTTGCCGCCGTTGGCTGCATCCCGGTCTTTCTCGGCTTTGGCGAGGGCTTCTTTTTCTGCATCCAGCTGGTCCTTGAGTTCGTCTGTCTCCTTGTGCAGGGCGTCCAGAATGGCTTTGGCCTTGTCATCGTTGGAGGTTTCGGGGTTCTCCAGAATCGTGCGGATGTCAGCTCTTTTGAGTGCCATGTGATAGTCCTTTCTGCCCATGCTCGGGCTGCCATGCTTGGCAATAAGGTTTATTTGCCGGACGTGCTGCCGGTGTGGTGCCGCTTGTGGGGCTTGAACCCACGGCCCCCGGATTAAAAGTCCGGTGCTCTGCCAGACTGAGCTAAAACGGCATAAAAAAGCGGCTGACGCTGTGCGCCAACCGCCGAATATTAACTTTTTAGTCAAATTCGTAATTTTGAAATTTGAGGTTGTTTTTTAACGGGATGAGTGTCACATGAACATGCACGTTTGCTTCGCCAAGAACTTTATCACAAAGTTTCTGAAGTTTGATTCTTGTATCGTCAATTTCAAAGCAAAGCCGTGTATTTGCTTCCTTATCATCCTCAATTTTCAGCTCTCGAATCTCGTTGGAAATTTCAAGTTGCCGAACTTCGCAAATTTTTGCTTTGTTTTGGAGCTTGAGCTGTTCCAAATGCAAGTTTTCGCGCTCGCTTTCCAGCTCTTCGATTCTGCTCATGTTTAAACCTCCTTGTTTCCTTCTTCCACTGCGATCTCTCGCAGCTCGTCAATGTGTTCTTCCACCGCCGGGCGGAGGAACGGGCGGGGGGCCATGCCCCGGGTAAAGTGCCACTTTCCGTTGAAGTCTTTCCAGACCCACGGCGTTTTGCGCCCGTTGCCATTCTCGGCAAAGATGCCCGTGCCAAGCTCAACGTAGACGCTGTAAAAGAGATTTGACCCGATGGTCACGGTCTTTTTGGCAAGATCTACGGCGTAGGTTAGGCTCTGCTTGAGCGCGCCGCCCACGTAGCCCTCAATGCCCGTGCTGTCTGCCGTGCCTGTGGGCACAAGAAGCTGGGCATAGTCCTGCACCGTCATGCCCCAGAGGGTCAGCACCCGCTTTGCCCATGAGTCCAACGCTTCATGCAGCTGCGGGGTGTTGTCGGTGAATTTGATGTCGTAGTTAAAGTTCATGGCTGTTCAAATACTCCACAATGGCACGCTCCCGGGCAGACAGCTCCCATTTTGTAGCCGCAGCCCTCTCAGCCGCAGCCCTCTCAGCCGCAGCACGATCAGACAGCAGCAGGCCGCCGCCAAAGATAGTTTTTCCCGTGGAGCGTTGTGCATCCAGCGCATAAATCGGAGCGCAGTCCTTTTTGCGGACTTTGAAATCCACGCCGTACTTGCTGTATCGTTGAAGCAATGCGGCCGTCACAATGTGGTCTGGGTATGTATACTTTGGGAGTTGTGCCGTTTTCGTTCTCCGCAGCCGTTCTGTCTCGTCATTTACAAGCTTCGTCAGCCTTGGTTCTGTCTGCGTCACAACGTCCCCGCCGTAGCTTGTCACAAAACTCGTCCTTACAATTGCATCGTTTTCATACACGATATCGCAATTGCAAATAATGTGGTTTATTCGCATGGTATTTGTTCTTCCGGAAAAGGCCGTCAGTGATGGAGCGAACAGGAAAAACGGGATTCCACGATCGAGGTAAAACGCGCAGATTTTAGACAGAATGGAAAACGGCGGGTTATCCAGCACCACAGCACCTTCCGGGTAGTCGTAGTGCTCGTAATCTCCGCCGGGGTAGAATGGCCTCACGATTTTGGCCGGGTCAATGCCGTACTCTTTGCAAGCCCAGTCGCGGATGACAGCGTAAATGCTGGGCGGTGTGTAGCAGTCGTCCGTGGTCTTTTTCGGCTTGAACTTCTCCGTGAACTCTTCGTAAGACTCACCTGCTGCCATCGTTGGCTGCCTCCTTTCTCTTGCGTTCAAAATAAGTTTTCGGCCAATCGTACCGGTTCGCTACCTTTGCAGCCTTCCTGACCGCTTCGGCGAAATTTTTAGCGGTTCCACCGGCATTGTAAAATGCCTTTGCAAGCTTCTTGAAATTTTCGGCAGAATTCATTTTTTTGCCCTCTTTCTCTTGCGCTCTTCCGCCCACCACATTTGCTCTTTCTCTTTGCCGCCCTTGGATTTATACCACTCGGTGTAATCCATGACGGGGGTTGTTTTTTTGACCCGCACCATGATAGGCCTGCCTTTTTCGTCCACCTTGCCGCTGTCCTCGACCACAGGCACGTTGTCGATTTGCCGTGCGTTCTGCCGGGGATACTTGCCCAGCGCAGAGGACAGCACGCAGCGGCAGTGGTAGACCATCTCCGGGGCGGCGTTGGGGTCGCCGGGGCGCTGAATCTCGTAACCCATGACCTTGAACGGCTCGTCAAGCTCTGCCGTCTGCTGGTCAAGCAGGCGGTGCATTTCACGGGTGCGGTAGTCGTGGGTGGAGTTCCAGCGCTTTTTGACCTCGATGCCCAAAGCCTGGGCGTTGTGCATCTGCTGCAAAGCCCCGGCGTTCTGGGCGCTGGTAAGGGCCGTGATGGCGTTGCTCATGGCCCAGTGGATCTCCGTGTCGGCCATGCCGTTGACGGCCTGCACGGCGATGTCGTGGACGCTCTTGCCCTGCACAATGCCCTGCATGACGTAGCGATTGAACACCCGGGCATCATAGGTGCGGTTGCTCTCGCTCTTGATGCGTTTGTTGGGCACCATGCGGGGGTTCTCCTTCAGCAGCAGCTTGACCGCTTCGGTGTTGTACAGGGTCAGCCCGAACGTCACTCCTGCGGCCTGTTCCAGCTCGTAGAAAGCCCAGTTTGCGCCAAAGGAAAAGATGTTGTATTGCTCGTCCCGGGCCAGCTTGTAGGCCGTCTCTTGGGCTGTGGTGCAGGTCTGCGTGATGCCGTCCAGCTTTGCCTGCATCAAATCGGACTGAAAGACCTGATTTTGCAGCCAGATGCGGTAGTCGTCCTCGGTGATCTCTCCTGCATCCAGCTGCGCCCGCTTGCGCTCGTCCAGCGCTTTGTACTTTTCCAGAAACTCGGTCAGCTGCTCCTGCATCTCCCGGCGGGCAGTGCCGTACACCCGGAGGATCCGGCGGCGCAGGCGGTTCAGCTGGCGGGTAGAGATACGGTCACGGTCAGAAATCACGTTTCATCACCGTCGTCCTCCTCGTCCACGGTCTCCCGCGTTGCGCTCTCAGCCATCAGCGCCGCCTTAGCCTGCTCCTTCTGTTCCGGGGTCAGGTTGGGCAGCAGGTCAATGGCCATGTCCTGCCCGATGATCGGCGCTTCAGAAATCACCGTTGCGACCTGCTCGGCTGTGTTGGTGATCTTGCTGCGGTTGAATGCCGGCATAGCGTTGTCAAAGCCAGCCAGTGCGCAGATCTGCCGGATGAACGGCTTGACCTGAGCCTCAAAGTCGTCTGCGTTCTGGTTCAGCGGTTCATAGGCCGCATCCAGATGGTCGTTGGTGCTGTCCGCGCTGACGCAGTGCACATCCAGCCCGCCGAAGTCCTCATACACCCGGGTGTGGAGCAGCTCCAATAGAGCCTGCCGGGCCGTCACGGGAATCTCGGTGGTGTAGGGAGTGATCTTGCCGCCCTCGCTGGTGTCTGCACCTGCAATGTGGTACAGATTCAGCTTGACGAGAAACTCCTGCAGCTCGTCATCGGTCATGCCGTTGAAGTTTTCGCACAGCCAGTAGATCTGCGAAAAGTCCTGCAAGTCATTGCAGAAGCCGGACAGCACCAAATCGGTGTTGTCAATGTAGGCTTTCAGCCCCACAAGGGTGCTCTGGTGCAGGTCGGAGCCCCACAGCGGCACAATGGGAAGAGCGCTGTAGTTTTCGCCCTCCACGCTTTCCAGCCCGCCGCCGGGTGTGGTGACGGTCACGCTCTTGTATGCCTGCTTCGACACGGTCTCCTTCATCACATTGCCGATTTTGCTTTCCGTGTACTCAGTGAAGCCGTCCAGCTCGTACAGGATATAGTGCATATCCGTGTCAGGATTCAGCCGCCAGAAGCGCACACCTGCTTGCAAAAGGCCTGTCTTTTCATCGTACAGGGGAGCGAACTCTGTCAGCTTGAAAACCACCAAATGGTCGCTGTTCCAGAATCCGAAGCTCTCACCGTGGATCAGGGCGAAATATCCGGCCTTCTGGATCTGCTCGTCAAAGTTCTGCCCCAGCCTGTCCTTGTCCACGCCATCGTCCGCAAAGACTACGCCGTTGCCGAGGGAGTAGGTCGCCCGCTGCTTGTTGAGCCGCCGGAAAAGATTGCTCTTGACCATATCGGGGTGCAGGACATCCTGCTTTGTGTTTTTGGACAGGCGTTTCAGCATCAAAGCGTAAGCCTGCGCGAAGCGCTCAGCTCCCGGGTTTTTCTGGGCATCGTACAGGTCTGCGTCCAGCGCCATCTTGTACGGTCCGGAACTGCAGTGCTGCTGCACGAACCGCCGGATGAAATCAGGCTGTTCCCCGGCGGCTTGCGCCTGCTGAAAGGTCTGGAATGTGTATACAGTGCTCAAAATCAATTCCTCAGTTTTACAAGGCGCTTTGTGCGCACGAAATAGCGGATAGCGTCCATGCAGTGGTCGTTGACCTTCAGCACGGTGTCGTCTTTATCTGGATCCCAAGCGTACACGCCAAACTCTTCCAGCGTGTGCTTGCAGTCTTTGTAGATCTTCAACCGCCCGGTCTGCAGCATGGTCTGCACGTCCAGAATGCCGCTCAGAACGTCGTTGTTTGCGGGGGTCTGGGTAAAGCCGTTCTTGCGCAGCTCTGTAATCAGGGGCAGGGCAGAGGGGTCAACGATGATCCTCTCCGGCTTGAGACCATTCAGCCACGCCTTGAGGTCTGTGACGTACTCGCCCACGGTCTTTTGCCGCTTCTGTTCCCGGCCGCTGTAGTAATACTCCCGGGTGACGATCCAGCAGTCTGCATCTGCCTGCTTCTGGAGCAGCAAAAAAACCGTTGCGTTCTGGGTGCCGAAGTCGCAAGCCACATAGCTGCTCTTTGGAGACAGCGCCGGAAGCACATCAACAACGTGCTTCTTGCGGTCGAACATGTCATATACAAGGCCCTCGGCCACCGTCCACAGGCCAAGAATGTAGCGCTGATAAAAAACGCCGCTGTACTGGCTGCGGTATCTGGCCTTGATGTCCTCGGAAAGCGACAGGTTGTCGTCCATCGTGAAATGGAGATACATCATCTTTCGGGAACGGCACTTGCGCACCCACTCCAGATAGAACCAGTGCTGCGGGCTGCCAGGGTTGCAGTTGAACCAGAACTTTGACCCGGTGACAGAGCAGCGGGCTGTGGCCTGATTGACGAAGCTTTGTGGCATCAGGGCCACCTCGTCAAAGAATGCCCCGGCAAGGGTGATGCCCTGGATCAGGTCTTGGCTGCTCTCGTCCTTGCCGCCGAAAAAGTAAAACTCGTTAACTTTGCCGCCCTTGCTGACGGTCATGCAGTTTTCGGCCCGGTGCTCCTTGACGTTGTAGCCACGGGCTGCAAGCTGCTGCTTGAGCGTCCCCAGCACGTTGCGCCGGAAGCTGGCAATGGTCTTTCCACACATGGCAAACTGCTGGCCGCTGTAGCAGGTCATGGCCCACTGGACGAACGAAAAGCTCATGGCAAAGGTCTTGCCCGATCGGATAGCGCCGTCGGCAATGATGCCGTTGTAGCTGCTGTATGCGCTCTGCGGTGTCCACCAGCTCAAGACCTGCTTTTGCCGCTGGCTGAGGGCTTTCCATCGAAAACCGTTACTTTTCCGCATGGTCGTCTTCTTCCTCCGGCAGCATCTCCACGTCATCCGGCGGGCTGAGGTCAGCGGCAGCGCTCAGGGCTTCCAACAGGCCATCGTCTGGGGCTTCTATGCCGCTCTGGTCTCCCAGCATAGCGAACTTGTCCACGATGGTCCCAAACGCCGTGGACAGCTGCGGCAGCGTTGCCTCTGCGATCTTGTCCGGGTCTGCCATCGCTTTTAGGTACAACCCGAGAAGATCCTGTGCTTCCCCGCGCTTGCTGCCTAAGTAGGAAAGCATGTCCTGCGTGTTCTGCTCTTTTTTTAAGGCGCACAAATCCGCGCATTTGGGATTATCTTTCACGATTTTCCGCACAGTGCTTTCTGCCACGTCGTTCAGTTTGGCGGTTCTGGCGTAGCTCTGCAGCTGCACATAGTCAGCAATGATCTTCTTTTTTTGTCTGTCTGTCAGCCGCTTTGCACTCACCGCCACCACCTCTCTAAACTCATGCAAAAGAAAAACCGCCCGGAAATCCGAACGGTCAAAATATCGAATGTGCCGCCAGCTGGATTCGAACCAGCACCCACGGAATGGATGTGCGCAGTGGTTGGCTGTGCAGTGATGTTCCCGTGGTGTCACCAACGTTGTCCCGCCTTAAATGGGCGGCGCTCTGCCAATTGAGCTATGACGGCATATAAGCAGCACCCGTGCATTCAGTTCGTTGGACAGGCGTCAGACGGTGGGCGCTGCTGCATTCGGAACTTTCGCGGCCGGATGCCCCGCTATTGCGCGGCCCGCTCTAGGGCACGCAAGCACTCCCGGCAGGGTTCGAACCTGCAACATGCGGTTTTGGAGACCGCTGCTCTACCTCTTGAGCTACCGGAGTATAAAAGCCGCCCTTGGAATCGAACCAGCCGTGTTTACACACACGCGCCGCGCTCCAAACTGCGCTCAGGCGGCATATAAAAACAGCTCCGGTTCGCCGCCGGGGCTGTTGGCTGGCGCACATCCTGTCAGGAAAGCTACACCTTGGCAAGGATTCTAAGGCCTTTTCTTGGCACGGGAGGTTGCACGTGCGGCCTTGCGGGTTGTCTAGTCCATGCGCCATACGGTGCGATACGGCGGAATCGAACCGCCTCCTGTCTCTCATGAGCGGCAGGCTGCCTTTGTTTCAATGTATCGCATAGAAGCAGCCCGCGAAACGTGAAGAGAGCAAAGCCCGGTACCTGCAAGCAGAAAAGGAGGAAAATGCCAAGAAGGGATACGTTTCGGAGGCTGCGTGCATCGGTTTGCCTTTTGGCTTTTCCGATGATACAATTTTACACCATGCGATAGTGAAACCGCAATGTAATGACAGTGCAATGTTCTTAAAGGCTCAACTCCTCCATTGCTTTGCGCCGTAAGACATAGACCATGCGCAGAGAGTAATTCATATCTTTTGCGACCATGTCCCACGTGAGGCAATCGAGATAGTACTTGTACAGCACCGTGTATGCTTTTTCGTTCTGGATCCGGGCGAGCGCGTTTCTGATCTCAAGAAACAGCCTGTCGCAGACCGCTCTTTGCTCATAGGCGCGGCGCTCCGCTTCCTCCTCGCGTTCCACCGCCCGGGCAAGGCTCTGGCCATCTTTGCTGCCGCCCGGGGCCGCACTGAGGCTCTGGGTAATGTGCCGGGTGGCCTCCTGTGCTTCGGCCAAACGGTCAGACAGCAGGTAGTATCTTTTCTCTGCTTCGCGGTATCGGTTCAGCCACGCCTTAACGGTGCTGTAATCGGTTCCGTCCGGCTTTGGCGTGTCGGTGTCAGGTGTCCATGTGTGGATCATGCCGCATTCCCTCCCGTGGTATAAAAAATAAAAATAGAAAGTGCTACGATTACAGCCGGAATCACAATTTCAGGTTCTTCCATTGCAAGCCAAAGAATAAGCAAGTATCCGGCAAACAGTACAAAACAAAAGCTTAAAAAGCCAAGCGTTGCAAGTCCCATATTACTCCTCCATTTCTTTGATCTCAATTTCCACCCTCGGGTTCTTCCGGTCAAGATCCACCCGGCTGCCATCGTGGGCGGCGACGATCTTGCTGTTGTCGTCCTCCAGCACGCGGGCTTTTACCAGAATGTCCGTGGTCGCCTCGATGAGGTTTGCCAGATCGACCCGGCGGGCGGTTTTCATGTAGTACACGCACCTCACGTTCACGCGGGCAGAGATGGGGCTGTGCGGCCTTTTGATTTGCCGCAGGCAGTCCGTCTCATAATCCACGTATGCCTTGCTGGGGACCACAAAGCGCCCGCCTGAGCGGCTTTTGAGGATGCGGGCAGAGTTTTTCTTGGTGCGCGGGTCGCCGTAGAGAGTCAAGTGCATTTCAGCCATTACCTTGTCTCCTCCTCAGTAGTACTTGATCTCCACCAGAGATGTGGACACCAGCTCAAAGCGGCCATCTGACAGAGGGATACGGAGCAGCCGATACTCACGCTCAGCAGATAGCTTCGGGTCAGGCAGCAGCTCGCCGAAGTCATCCACGGTGATGGTATACTTCGGATACCGCCGGGCCGCGTATGTTCCATCTTCAATGGCCGGGGAGTAGACCGTGACATGGTAGCATGGCTTTCTTTCAGTTCCTGCCTCGGCAGTGGCCGCACCGCAGGATGTAAACCACAGCGTCACAATCAGCAATGCTGCTGATACGATAAAACAGCTCATTCTCTTTTCAGGTTTCATTTTTTCATCATCCCTTCCATTGCCAGCTGCTCGCACTGCTTTTCAGCTTCCCTGCGCTGCTGGTCATACTCAAACAGCATGTCGGCGTACTCATTGCCCACCCGGCGGATGGCCGTTTCCAGCATCTCCGTCACAAGGTCGTGGTACTTGTCTGCGCCCTTGCGGCTGTTCTTGGCAGATTCCCGGGCTTCCCATAGGTCGGTGAGTTCGTCCCGCCTGTCGGCGGTGATCTCGCCATAGCCGTAAGCATCCTGGATCTGCTCCATGCTTTCCCAGCCTTCCAGCTCAGCAAAGGGGTCAGCTTCAGCCTTTGCCATGCTGCGGGCTTTAGTCTTTTTCTTGACGTACCGGGTCAGACCGTCCTGCATCACGGCGCGGGCATCGTCCATCGCCTTGCGGATGGCCTTGACTTCCCGTTCTTTCTTGAGCTGGTCGGGCTGGCTGGCCCATTCGGCCATCAATTCAGATTTGGTTTTTGGTTTCATGTCCTTCCTCCGTTCTCACAGCTTCCCGAATGCGCAGTCTGGCAAGCTCAGCTTTCGCATACCACAGCTGCCAGTTGCCAAACCATCCCTTGTGGAGCAGTTTCCCGCCGTAATAAACAAGTTCCTGCCCCATCAGGTGGTCGAGAGAGACGATGTAAGCGCCGGGCTTGTACCTCATTTGCTCACCCCCATTGTTCGGACATGGCCTTTGCAATGCCCGGCGCAGTTTTGCTTCTGGCTTTTGCCCGGCCCTCTTGGCCGTTTTGCGTTCCGCGAATGCCTTCGCACCAGCTGATTTTCTTGTGCCTTTCCCCATTTGAGACGTACACGGGCTCTGGCGGTGGAAAGTTGTTTTTCCGTTCCAGAGGCGGCAGGTTTTTCAGCCAAAGACAAGTGCGCTTTGTGTGATAGTTTTCTACGTCTTCCTTGCTTTCGGCAAAGTAATACGGATGAATGATCTGGTCGGCTTTTCTGTACGCCGTGTTCATGATGCCTACAGGGTTCTCGACTGCAATTTTGGTGACATCTGCCAACATGAACTGCATAAAGAAAATTGCAGCTTTTACACGCTCCGCCCACCGGGCAACAACCTTTTCCGCCGGAGTGACACGCAAGCTGAATGAGCGCGTTGCTGCATTGCTCAGGTATGTGCAAGGTGGGTGTGCAATGAGCAAGTCCCACTTGCCAACGTCATGCGTTACACCGTCCATCGTCACGACTTTCCCCCCCCTCAACAGCCTTGAGGGCGTCGCCGAGGATGTGCCACTCTGGATGCCCGCCGGACGGCTCCTGAATGTCGCAGGAATAGGCTTCGTGACCTTTTGCCCGGAAAGCCTTGCACACTTCCTGCGATTCCTCGCAGGCAATCAGCACTTTCATCGTTTTCTTCCTCCCATCCATCCTTCTTTGTCGAAATCGTTGCGGCTGATCCGCTCCGCCGCGTGGTTCCCGTTGGTGTAGATGCGCTGCGCTTTCAGCTGACGCTTGTACTCGGCGTACCGTGGGCAGCTGTCGTGACAGATCGGGTGCCGGTCTGGGCAGTCTTTACATGCCAGGTTGATCATGTTCGGCTTCCTCCCTGTTAAACCAAAGGCGTGTTCCACATCCGGGGCAATATTTGTCAAGGTAATAATCATCGTTGCAACTATACCCGCAAATGGGGCAAATCTCATTGATTGTTTCTTCACGCCAGTAAAGCTTTTTGGGGTGTTCACCCGGCTTTTTAGGCAATGGCATCCAGACCGGGAGGTTTTCCGGGAAAGCTGCCACCATGTTCCACGGCCAATTTGTTATGAAGCCGTCGCCGGGGTTGTTGTTGATGCTCATGACGTCGCCGTCTTCATTTGCATCAGCCTCAGTCGGTGGCTCTTCTGCGGTCTTGCGCCAGCGATGGACGCCCGTATCTGCTGACGTCGGAGTGCTTTCAACAACGCAAACAAGCTGCTCCAACTCGTTCTCCATGTCTGGGTTATACAAGCCGCCCAGGATTTCCGGGGCTAGGTCGCGGATTCTCTGGATCACGTCCTCCGCGTAGACCATACGTTTTTCGCTCATTTTGTAATCTCCTTCCTTGTCGGCTCGCTCGCCCGCAGCCTTGCAGCTTCACGCGGGGCGGTGGTGATATCTGCCTGCGCCTGCTTCAAAAACTCGGCACGGCGGTATGTAAGGTCTGGCATTTCAGCCAGCTCTGCCAGCCCTCCCACGCTTCCGGCGTAGGATTTTGCCGCCGGGGGGAGTTGGTCATACAGGGCTTGCAGTTCTTTCTGTCCGTCACTACGCAGCAGCCCGCCCTTTTCGTCAATGCCGGTCACCATCGGGAACTTGCGCCAGCTCAAAAATGTCTGTGCCTTGCGTGCCGCTACAGCCAGAGCTTCCCATTCAGCGGACGGGTCAAGACACTGGGAAAGCTGCTTGAAGATATCGGCCACAGTGACCGGATAAACGCATACCCGGTTCGCCGCCAGAAAAGCCCGCTTGACAGTATCGCCGTCATAGTCGCCAAACTGGTACGCCCACACATCGATGGTGGTCTGCATCTCCTCATCGGTCAGCGGCTTGGAACCCAGCTTGTACAGCACAAAATTCATGCGGATCAGCTTTGCCACGTCTTCCCGCGTCATGTCTCAAACTCTCTTTCTCTGTCCATCTTCGCCAGCACCCGGGCAAGCTGGTCGTCTACGGTCTCGGTTGGCTGCTTGCCTCGCGGTCTGGCTTGTCGGCTTTGTTCGTTGGCTTCCACATCCCCCGGCGTGCGCAGGCCGTCCCGTTTCCAGCCTGACAATATGCCGTTGATATAGCTCCACGAGCGCTTTCCGGCTTCTGTGGCCTTGTCAATCGCCAGCAAGATCATCTCTGTGCTGTACTCCTGCCGCCACTTCTGCAGCTTGTCCAGTGCAGAGCGCGGGAAGTCCCCAACAGCCTGCTGATAATGCTGGACGATTTTTGAAAGTTCTACGTCAACGGCGGCGGGGGCGGCGCTATTATATATATCCCCGTTAGGGGATATAACAGTTCCAGTAACAGTTCCAGTTCCAGTAACAGTTCCAGTTCCAGTAACAGTTCCAGTAACAGTATCATTATAGTTACCACTTGCTTGCACTTGGTAGCATGTGTTAGCATTTGCTGATTTTGCTTGCATTTGAGCAGCACGGGCTTTTCCGGCTTCCCGGCGCTTTTGCTTGACGTTCTCGTACTTTTCTGTAGCCGAATCCACACCATTGCACATGAATCGGAAGTTTCCGCGCATTCCACGGTCGGAAAATGTCGGTTTTTCGCCAGTGCGGACGTGCTTTGCCAAAGCCCGCATCAGCTGGCCCACTTCGGCATCCGTGTACTCTTCCAGCGCGTCGAACCAATCCAGATACACGACAAACGACTTTTTTTCGTCCTTTGCCACTTAATCACCTCCTTTGCACGCCCGTATAGCCGGATAGCACAGCTTGCGAAATCAAAAGGGAAGATCTTCTGCGTCTTCGTTGATGGGGTCATACTCGGCAGAGGGGGCGGCTTCCGGAGCGCTGGTGCTGTGCGGCGCGTAGTCTGCAAGGCTTTCGCCGGGGTACATCTGCGCACCCTGCAGATCTGCCGGGTTTGCTGCCGGTTCTGCGGGTTCCATCGGCGGGCCGGGCTGCGACATCAGGTCGATCATCTGCTGCAGCCAACGGAATGTCACCAGACCGCCGGGCTGAACATCATCCGCGTCCACATCGTAATAGACCTTGCCGTTGTACTCCCGCTCTTTCAGCTTTTGAGCAAAAACTGTGACCTGATCGCCTTTCTGCAGCATGCCGTCCCACTGGTCGATGCCGTGCCAGAGGTTCACGCCCACAAAGAAGCTCTGCCATTTGCCGGATTCATCCTGTGTGCGGCTGGCTTTCAGGTCAAACTTCAGCACCCGCTTCTGCCCGGCATCCCGGAGCACCGGGTCTTTGGCGATCTCGCCGTGCAGCATGACACCGTTCTTGGTCTGGACGATCATGCATCATCACCGCCAAACGGGTCATCGGCGGGCGGCTCTTCCGCAGGCGCTTCCGGAGCGGGGATCAGCGTGCCTGCCGTCTTGCGGTGGCGGTGGGAGCCTGCGAAAGGATCCAGCACCGGAAGCTCTTCGGGCGGCACCTCGCGGGCGGTGCTTTCAGCGTCCACACGCACCTCGCTCTCATCGTACAAAGCTCCAAAGGTGGACGGGAACGCTTCACGCAGGGCGTGCACCAAAGCCACCTTGCGGATCATGGTAGCCTTTTTGCCGTTCCAGAGGGATTTGCCGGTGTCATACTCGCTGAGCTTGACTTCCTCGTAGCTGGCACGGGTGCGGTCCTTACGGTAGACCTTTGCCCAGCCGCCGATAAGAGTCTCGCCGCCGAGAAGGGTCTTTCCGCCGTCTCCATCATAGACAATAGATCCCTCACGGTTCAGCAGCTGGCCATCTGCGGTCAGCACGATCACACCGGCTTCAAAACCATCATAAGCAGGGTGACGCTCAGCCATCTGCATATAGCAGTTCTTGCCCAGCACGATGGTGCTTGCGGTATCCTCGTTCTTGTTGTCGTAGTGAATCAGATAGGCTTCCTTGGTGAAAGGGTTCAGGTGATACTGCTTGCAGGTCTCCAAAAAAATCTTGCATTCGGCGTCAGTAGCCTTGGGGCAAATGAAATTGCGCACGTCTCCAAAGCTCACAGTGAAGTGCTGACCGTCGGCACCGGTGATCTCCACAGGCACGGACGGAGACGCGGCCTGCATAGCGGCGCTGCCTGCACGGTTGGCATTCTGAATGGAACGGTTTGCCGAAGCCTGTGCGTTGGAAACAGACGAAGTAGGCGCGGGTGCGCCGGGACGAGTAAATGCCATAAGTAAATACCTCCAAAATTATTTGATAGAACCATAGCGGAAGCCGCGCTCTGCGGCTCCCTGCTTAAACCATGCGATGTCCTCCCGGGTGAACTCCACCCAGAAGCTGTATTTCTTGCGGGCAGGGGTTTCCGACTGTGCAGGCTCTGCAAAACGCTGCAGCACTTCACAGTCCAGCCGTCCGGAAGCGGTGATAAAAGCGTTGCTTTGGGCGCTCTGTTCAGCTTCCGCCTTGAGCTGACGCTCTTCCTCAGTGGGAGGGATGATCACCGGTGCGGCTGCGCGGGCACGTTCTGCGGCCTGCCTTTCTGCTTCTGCCCGGCGCAGCTTTTCCCGGTTGTCCTGCAGGCGCAGGTGTTCGGCAAGCGCGGCGTTCAGATCCAGCGCACGAAGGTATCCCAGCTTGCAGGCTTCAGCATCTTCGCCGCAGGTGTCCTGAATGATTTTCAACTCTTTCCGCCGTGTTTCAACATCCCGGCGCAGCTCCCGGCTGGCCTTTGCCAGATCATAGGTCTTGTTGAGCCACTGGGGCACAAGCAGGCGGTCAAAGGGGATAAGCTCCCGCAGTTCTCCGATGCAGTCTGCATAAACAGCCCGCAGCGCATCCTGCTTATCCTGCCGCTCGGCTTCCTCCACAGCCTTGACCTGCTGGTCAATGGCACCGGAGACAGCCTTGCACTGACCCTGCATCTGCTTGGCACTCTGCAAGAAATCTTCCAACGGCTTCATGTAAAAAGCCTTGGCGCTGCGGGCGGCATCGCTGAGCTGCTTGTCCAGCTTGTTCACGGCGGCGCGGTCAGCCTTGGCATCCTTGATGGTGTCCGGGGTGTAGACGCGGCCGGTATAGGCGGCTAGCATTTCGGTCAGGTTCTGCTGTACCTCGGTCTCGTTCCACCGGATCGCGGGCAGTTCCGGGTGCTCCATCCGGACGGTCAATTCTTCTTGCATAAATATTCACCTCGCATACACAACGTTCATATCAGCGTCAAACACTCTGTACAGCTGCTCGGGCTTTCTCTTTGCCAGCTCATCAGCAATCTCAATTGCATCCGAAGCAAACGGAAATTGCTGTTGCGAAACAAGCACTGGTGGTTCTTTCTCCACATCGTAAATTCTCAAAAGTGCCACTTGTAAAACCTCCTGTTTTATGTTATTTTTGTGGTGATGGGCGGCGAGACTCATCACCCTTTGGGCTTGTCCGTGTTGGCGCACGGGCAGGCTCTTTCTTTTTGCCCGGTCATAAGTTGAACAGCTTAGAGAGAAAAGCTGCCTCCTTGTCGGAAAAGCCGGTCATGTTGGTGATAGGGCCCAGCTTATAGCGGGCAATGGCAGAGGATTTCATGAGCTTACCAAACTTATCCATCAGATCTTCCACCTCCGCGTCCGTCAGATTCGTGCGAAGCTTCACCACCATGCTCTCAATCGTTGCCATCATGAGAAGTTCCTGAGCACGGAGAACGTGTTTGTCGGGCCCCTTGAAGTCAATGGAAACCATGTCGCCGTGTTCTTCAATGATAATTTTCATGCTGTACCTTCCTTTTCGTTTATGTCCTCCCGCGGGATCTTCTCCACATGGTAGATGTAGCGCCGCCGGGGGTTGTCTTTTTTGTGATTGGTGTGGCAGACAGCCGAAAAAAAGCTGTTTCTGCTGGCATAGCCCATTTGCTGGACGATCATGTCAGCCGTCCCGCTGGCTATGATCTCGTCTGTCTTGTCGTCATACACGGTGTACCACATGACATGGTGGACGGTATCAGACATACGTGATCTCCCCGGACTCCTCTTGCAGCATCTCCCGCACGTTGTCCATTTCTTCGGCGCACATCTCCCAGACGTTTGCCCGTGCGGAGTATCCGGCCCGGACAACAATGTCGTCTGAAGCTTCGGCTTCTCGCTTGCAGCGTTCGGCAAGCCGCGTGTAGGATTTGACTTTGCCCTCAACGTATTCTTTGGCCGTCATCATGCCCCACGCTCCTGATTCTCCGGATACTCCGGGTTACGGGCGTGGGTACGGTTGATCTTGCCATACTTGCGCCGCTTTGCGGCTCTCTCCCTGTCCTCTGCGGCAAAGCCCAGACGAGCCAGCAGAACAGCGGCCAAAATCAGTACCAGCGACACCGCAAACAGCGTGCCGGAGATGTATCCGGTGGTCTGCGCGGTACCCTCTGCGCCCATAGCTGTGCCCATTCCAGCGCCGCCCAAAATGACGGCCAGCCAGTAGTAAGTAGTGGATTTGAGTTTCATGCGGATTCTCCTTTCTCAACAGCAGGGAAGAACAGCTCCCCGATTTCATTCTGCCGGATACCCAGCAGCTCACACATTGCTGTGATCTCTGCGCTTGTCCACGGATTGTGCCCCTGCATCCTGCCGCTCATAGTGTCCCGGCCAATGCCGATATACTTAGCGACTTCCTGATCGCGGTAGCCGCAACTGTGGAACCGGCCTCGAAGTTTCCAGTACGGAATCTGCCGGAAAGTGCCCTGTACGGCATTCATCATGCTTCAACCTCTTTTCTTTGATGTGTTCCAGCCGCTCCGGCTGCCTTGCATCCCAGCGCTGTTCGAGCCAGCGCTTGTTGTAATGTTTCTTCATGGCTTCCACTCCACAAACTCGCCATTTTTGAGGGTATAGTAAACGTTTTCTCTGATGGCAGAACCGTCCACGCGGGCCATTTTGGCACAGATCATGTGGCCGTCATCATCGTACTCGGTCAGTACGATGTAGCAGCCCAGTGCGCCGCGTGCCTTACTGTGTGCGCCGTTTGCAACAGCAATGCTGTCTTTTCCAAACGCTTCGGCTCTGCAGTAGTTGCCGGAAGCCGCACCCGTGGACCAGTCGCCGGAAGC